ATAAAAGCTAGAAGTTTTTGGTTCGCTTGCCATCTCTTTTATTTCTTGTGATACATCATCACCAAATTGTTGTACTGCTTGTCTTGCTGTAAGTTTAAACTCTCTCATTACAGTATCTATTTCACCAAGATAATTTTCACAAAAGAAAAATTGATTTATGTAATGTGAACGAAAGTTAAGTATTCTTCTTGGTGATGATTCACAATACAAAGCTGTAGTACCAATATATCCACAATGGTCTATACATTGACCCATTTCTTCATAAAAATTAGAATCTTCTATGGCTCGTAAAAGTTTTTTTGTAACAGATGTAAGTGCTCTTACTACATTATCTGCTTGCATTATATCTCTATCTTGAGTTACAACACGCAACCAATTTTGTCCTTGTGGAAAAAGGTGGGACATCATACCTGCTGTAAACAAACGTCTAGCTTTTATACCAATATCTGTTATGCGTTCTTGATTATCTCGCTCACCTTTAGAACGTCTGCTTTGAATATTATCTGCTGCAGGATTACAAAACTCTGCTGCTGACTCATATAAATTTTCAAAATTAGTTCGTTCAGAACTAGACTTTTCACGCTTATACATATCTATTAAAGATTCTACATTCATGTTATGCTAAATCTTGTGCTCGTTGTTTTTTGTATTGTGCAACATAGGATTGATATTGACGAATTAAATTTCTTGCTTCTTTACCCCTTCTCTTATTTACTCCTCCACGTCGTGCAAGTCTATGTTTAACAGGTGTATAATTTCTACCTTTAAATAATCTTTTAAATCCTGCATCTCCTATTTTTGCCCCTTCTTGAAGTCCAAGATAATCAGTTCTACTTCTCTGTTTTTTGTATATTCTACCTATAGATGTTTTACCAAACTCATAAATACTTTTCATAGGTGCATATGTTCGTGATATTTCTCCTTTAGAAACTGCTGTAGGATTTATTTGTTCTGCACTAGCAAACGTAGGTGTTGTTTGACTTCCTGTTAAATCTAACGCCAT